CTCAATTTTATGGTATTTAAGAAAGACTATGAACTAATGGGTTAGTCGAAAGCTGTCGCTTTGCTGTGTCTAAACTTGTGTTAGATGCATTTGGATTTATATTACCCTTATACGCATTAAACTTGTGATAATCATTATTCCTATATTGTTGTGTCCACGCACCATTTGCTGAGTTTATTCTACCATCAATTCGAGACGTATCGGAACGAACACTTGTTAATAAACCACCTTGGTTTAATGGATTGGCGCGTACATTCATACGTCCTGGACCAGCTGCGCGGTTTGGTTTACCACGACGATCATCCGGTCTAAACCCGTACTTCATCAATTCTTCAACAGTATGCGTAGAACCATATGTTCGCTTTTCACCGATTTTAGATGCAGGGGCGTTAGTATAACCACCGTGAAAGCTTGATATACCTGGCGCTGGCTGATTATTGTACTGATAATGTTCTATATTACCATCCTTCTTGTTGCGCGTTGGTTCTTGCGCGCGTGTAAGTGCAGAAACAGTTCGTTTTGCACTTGCGTATCCCAAAGTATCCGTTCTTAAACCCGTTTCGGATCTATTAGTAGTTCGCTTGGTTTTTTCATGTTCAGCTCTTGGTGTTCTACCGGTCATGCCTTGAGCTCTACCGGGCACAGGTGGGAGTCTACCATAAAGAAAAGCCGTCTTTTCTGGTCTATTATTTCCAAGTTCGCCCATTATACCACGTCTACCACCTTTAGAATCATATGCTGGACCAGATCTACCTGGTAAAGTTGTCAATCTGTATGCACCAACGTTTTCGGGGTTTACACGAAACAATTGTTGGTGTCCACCAAACGCTGGAACACTTGCATCAACACCCAAACCTGGACCAACAAGTTGTTTCTCTATTGGTGAAAGATTATTCATTCTACCAGCATCGTACATCCTATTCCTCATATTAAGTATTTCACCACCAGAAGATCTCTTTTGTGGTGCAACTTCACCAAATGACGGAATCTCTTCTTTATATTTAATCGGAGTTTCAACCAAAGGTGATAATGGACCTGAATATTCACTCTGTATTGTCAATTCTTTCTCCGAAAAATCGGAAGTTACTTCAGGTTCTTCTATAGGATTACCTTCTACTGAATATTTTTCTTGTGTGTGACTCAATTTTCGACCAGCATAAACTAAACCGGCTATAGCCAATATTGAAACGGGATCAGCCATTCTTATTTCTTATTGAGATTTTTATTGAGGTATCTTTGCTGAAATAAACCATTTTGGGTTTCTGCACGTGTACTCATTGGTTCATATGTACGAGTTCTAAGTGGAACTTTGCATTCAACATTTTGAAGTGGATGGAAATTTTTTTCATATGTGTTTACCAAAAGTTTGTTGAATTGAGATGTAGATTGAGGTCTAAGCATGTCAGACGTTTCTATATATTGCGCTGGTGAACCTTTACCTGCCATGTATGGTGCCGTACCATATAACATGGTATTTGGTCGACTTGAACCATAATTAAGAGTACTGGGCTGAGGATACAAAAAAACTTCTTCAGTAGCACATACAGATGGGACCGCGTGATCTTTAACTACTTTCATACCTGGCTGGAGTTGATATGCCATTTATTATTACGAGAGATTTTGTTTTAAGACGTTCAAAATCTTGTTGCCGTTCTTCTCGCGTCACCATTTGGGTCAAGTCCGGCAAAAGCACCAAGTTGTACACCTCTCATATCTGGATCGCATAATCTCGGATCTTGTCTGCATGTATTTTGTCTTTTACCATGAATAAATTCATAATAAGGCGTATTACCAATCGAAGTGTCTGGCATACTTACAAACTGTCTAGATAATGCGTTTCTTTGGTATTCTGGTGAAGCTGATCGAGATCGTGCTGGTCCATATCTAATTCCATCTGTAGCGTAACTATTAGTCGCCTTCTTAACAGTTGGGTAATAACATGATTCTGGTCTATCTGGTCTATCTATGTAATCAGACATGAGTACATTACCCATAGGATTGTCCTTTGATGGCATAGAACATTTGTTATATACACTATCACTTCCGGAGGCTGGTCTAATAACATTATCCTTAACCATATTCGATCGTTCCATTATATAAAGAACACCGAGTGCAGTTGTACCTAAAACAAAAATACGTGGATCTCTATTTATAAGATAGATTATACATGATGCATAAATGATAAATCGTGCTGTTGCATTAACACGGTCTGCTGAAGACTGTAATTTTTAAGGCCAAAATTCGTGTACCTTGTCTACACGTACCAATTGCTTCGGATCTTCAAACCAAGATGTCATTTATATATAGTGAGTTTATTTTTTCATCATACCACCTAACATGCCCTGCATCGTTTTCATAAGTGCATTTTCATCTAATTCGGAACCATCGTCTGTCATTTTATCGGCACATTGTTTAGCCACTTGTTCAATCATGGAAAGTGTATCTTCTGGAATGGAACTAATAGTTGTACCAAGCATATACAATGTTTGAACATATTGCCAGATTGCATCTTTTGTATTTTGTGAACAGGAAGCCCAATGATTTTCGAGATTTACATCTTTCATAAAATCGAGGTTCTTGGATTCATTTATAAAAAAAGTATCATCTTTCGCGGAAATTTTATCCGCGAACGGTGTAACACTTGCCATAAATCCATCAACCACTAAACGTGGGTTGGCTTCTTTAGCCAAATCGAAAGCAGATAAACATCTTTTGAGAGCCTTTTCTTCTGGAAAGGTCTTGTGTAATTCCACAAGAAATTGACCCATC